AGGCTTGAGCCCCCATTACTTTTAAGTTCGGATAGATAAGATTTAATAACCCAGCGCAGACCCAGTAGTAAACTTGTTAATACGGCGCATACGCCAGCCCCAAAGCCAGCCCACTCTGTTGGTGTCATTTCTTTGGAGTTGCATAGCCAAATACTCCGGCTAATACTGCCCATAGAACAGCACGATAATCAGCTGCAAAGTTTGATGCTGCCCAAGCTGATAGGAATGCACCAACTGTTAATACGTATGGATTCTTCATGTTCATATCTTGCCTCCTAGTAGTGGTATATCGAACGCCTTGCCATCTTGATCTCCAGCCTTTGTAAAGCTGATATGTATGTGCTTTGTGTGTTTGTTAAACCCTGAATATTTACGCCACTTAAAATTAAGTATTTTGCTTGCAATCATTCCATTATGAATTACGTACGATATACGTTTATCGGTTTTAGCACAGATCCTGATTTGGTCAGCCAAATATACTGAGAGCCCATCGGATGAATCCAACCTAGAATCAATATCAATGGCTCTGACACATCCACTGCTGTCTGGATTATGATCCGATTTTCTGGCAGCGTGACGAGCATCGCCAAGCCACCCATCACTGGAAGTGCGGCGATCTGGATACCAGGTAGTAACGGCATCTCTTAAAGTATCAGCTGCTTTAGATAACCAGGGTGTCATTACGATTTAGGTTTGCCCAATTTAAGTCCAGTAGGTATTGGCTTTGAATAATTCCATTTAGCAATATAAGCACCAAGTCCATCGCTGTCATCTTGCAAAACAATTTGTTTAGTAAATGCAGCCAAATTATTATCTGCTAATTCAGGATATGCTTCAATAATTTTTTCCCATAGTTCCATAATTTATGCTCCTAAATAAGTAATTGAATATTGTGCTTCATCAATTCCTGTTCCAACAGTAAGTGAACCACCTGAGTTTTGATAACAAAAAACTTGAATATAATCAGTTGCAACCAAACTTAAAATATATTCACCACTAAATGACATACCATCATTACCTGCAATGAAATTATTACATAGATAGGTAAGATAACTACCATTTTTATATAATCGTAACTGTCTTAATCCAGCCGTACTTACTCCGTTTCCAATTCGACAAGAAATCCGATATTTGCCATTTTTGCCTGATGGTATGGTAAATCTACTGTTATTGGTGGAATTATCGTGAAAAGCATCTGTATCAATAGTTTCTAAATCCCAAGTTAATGCTGTAACTGTTGCGTTTGTTATGGCTTGACCAGTACTTGCATAAACTGCTGCACCAACAAATGTTGAACCACTAGCAGGGGCAGTCCATTTTAAGCCTGTTGCTTCTGCACTATCTGCCGTTAATACTTGACCATTTGTTCCAACACCAAGTCTTGCGTCTGTTGTTGAATATGTGTAAAGATCGCCTTTGGTAGTTAATGGTGATGAACCACCGCCTCCAATTGCTACCCAGGCTGATCCTGAATAATACTCGGTTGAGTTTGTGTCTTTAAGATAAGACATATTACCTTCTTGTGGTGAAGTTACTGCAGCTGTTCTTGCAGCCGCACTAGCAAACACCCAAACACCTTGCATTAAATAACCATCAACATCGTTGGCTGTTAATACCTCACCAGTAACGAAGTCTTTAAATCCTTGTCCTGCTGCCATTATATCTCCTTAGTAACTAAGCACATTATAGTCTAAAGTGCCGTATATATTGTCGTTCAAAATCAGCGAATCGAGCACTGCTTCTAACGTTGTAAAGGTGGTTTTCCAACTATTCGGCGTAATGTTAAAAGCTACTCCGAAAATCTGTAGGGTCTTTTCCAGGGTAGATCCACCTGGTTGAGTCGTAATTACTGTAATAGGATCAAAAAAATCTAAATTTAGGGCTGCAATAGTGCCGGCGGTATAATTAGAAGTATAAAGATCAAGTTCTATGTAATCGCATCTGACCGAAGTTTCAGCTCTTGAAGCGGTATAGGCCCTAGCGTAATCTAAGGCTATAGCATCGCTTTGCATTAGTAGGCCATCTAAAAAATATGAATGTAGAAAGTATTTATCTATAGAAGCCTGATTAATTGCTACCTGAGCAGTGCCACCTGATCTAGTTATTGTAGATTTATTGAATACCAAAGTATCGTCTAATTTCCATACAGCATTGGCATAGCGAATACCAGCACCATTATCACTAAATACTGTAGGAGTACCGGCAATAGATCCTGCAATTACAGATCTATCTTGAAATACAAATGAACCAGAAGCATCAACATATACAGCTCCGTATTCGCTATTGGCTACCACTTGAAGGGCCGATAAAGAAGTTCTATTAGTTCCAGGGTCTGCTTGCATAGTAGTTAAACCAGCATCTACATCACGCATTGTTGCTGGCCAGTCAATTTGATTTAATATCTGATTGATTCTTGTACCTGATAAGTTTCCAGCAGTAGCACCAGTAACAGTAGAAATTTGAGCATTTTGCGCTAGTCGGTAAGCATCTACAGCTTGTATGGTGGTATAAGCAACTTCTGTTGCATCTTTAGGCTGAGTATTTACATAAGATGTAATAAAGCCTGAAAAGATTGGATATGTTACTCCTGAGTAGGTTGCAGTTATCTGCACCTTTTTCATTGGAGTTAAAAGATTTGCGTAAGGTCCTGACAAATTTTGTGGGTTAAAATCACCATTTTGATCTACTATGCGTAAAGTTAATTGGCCAGTTTGAAATTCATCTGCCAAAGCGTTACGACCACGTTTGGTTTGTATTAAATCTACTTGATTAGATACATCAACAATTACAGCTGCAGTGTCGGATAATATGTTAGTACCTAATATGCCTTGATCTAATATCATCGCCTGTGCAAATGATGGCCCAGTGCTAAAGTTAATTATTGCATTGATTGTTGGAACGGCCACTATAACGCTCCAGCAGGTACTTGATTACGTCCTTGGCGATAGAGTGACAAGATTGCTTCTTGTACAGTTTGCTCAATATCTGTGCTACTTACTCCACCACCTACAGATGTACCACTAACATCTACTTTAACTCCTACGCTTGTAGCATTACTTGTAGATCCACCTTGTATGGCACTGCTTGTGCCTTCTATTGGTGCTAATACTCTACCAGCTCTAGCAGTCATTTCACCCGAAGCTGTGAATAATGCTGGCATAAATCTGTTATAAAATACATTGGCAGTATCGGTTAAGGCTGTAGATAAATCTTTTGCACTTTTTGCAGCTTCTAATTCTTTATTATATTTAGTTGCTAAAGCTTCATTATTATTTGCTATTGCAGTTAAAGCATTAACTCTTAATTTATCTTCTGCAGTTAAATTGTAATTTAGGGCTGCTGCTAAACCTATGCGCTCTAAATCAAACTTGTCTTTAAGTTTATCTATTTCTGTACGTTGTTTATTAGATGCAGATATAATGTTATATTCATCTTTTTTAGCAGTTGTAATTTTCTTTTGTAATATTAAATCTGCTCTAGGGTTACCTGATCCATAAGTAAAATTAGATGATGATTTAGGATTCTTGCCTATGTCGTATGCAATAAGACCAACTGCTCCGAGAATTAATTGCTTCTTGCCTAATGTGAGTAATGCTGTAAGAGCTAGTAAAAACTTGCCAACATCGCTATCTATGATCTGTTTAACCTGGGCTATTAGATCACCCATACCTCTGGCAGTATTGGCAACAGCTATCGCAAATCCATTCATTGAATTAGCAGCCTGGTCTATCGAATTGTCTTTACCTAAGGCTGATAAAGCATCTAATAAACCTGCACCAATAATCTCTGTGGCATCAGCTGCGGCTACTTTAAGAGCATCCATTTTGCCTGCGTAGGTATCTAATCTGGCTAAAGCAGCACCTGTAAATCTTTTTTCCAACGCTGCCATAATTTTATTCATGTCACCAGAAGCAATTATGTTTGCATCAATGCCAGTATTTAATCCCTTGATTGCTTTAGTTTGACCTCTAACTCCAGAAGCAATTGCATTAATAACAGTTTCTAAACTAGCACCAGTACCGGCACTTACATTTAATGCAGTTTCTAATGCTGATTGGCTAAGAGTAACTGAGCCTGTAGCATTTAACAAAGTCTGAAATGCTGGGCGCAACTGATCGTCTAACACCTTGTACAAGTTTTGTAGTTTAGCAATATAAGTTTCTACTTCGCCTACTCTAAATGCGTTACCAGTATTTTCTAATTGAACGGCTAAAGATTTAGCGGCTGCCTCATCGGCTGCAAATGCTGATATTGCCTTCTTGCCAAATGCCACAATAGCGGTGGCGGCAAATACTCTGCTAAATGTTTTGCCTAATTGCTGGGCTTGCTTATCAAATGCTGAAAGATCTTTCTGGCCTTTTTTAAGTGCCTTACCATTAAAGGTTGCAATAGCGGAGACGACTACATTGGCCATTATGCTGCCTTCTTAATTTCGGTTTTTCTATTAAATTCTATAGCTGTAGAATTAATGGCTTTGATGATTGCTTCATAAACTTTAGGACTATCTTGCGCCCAAGCCTTATAAATCAAACGGCCTTTAGTCTTTCTACCACCAGACCTAATATCTTTGATCTTTGGTGGAGTTGTTACTGGCTCTAATTTAGCTATAAATTCTTGGCTTGCAAATGGATTATTAGATTTGTATTCTTCAAATGCTTTGCTTCGAGCAGATCTCTTGCTATATGTACCACTAGCACCTTTAGATGGTGTCATTTGAAATGGTGCTCGACCTTGTGGATTTAAGCGACCTGCTACCTCATAAATTGATCCAGGTCTGCTAACGTTATAAACATAATTGCTTACCTTAAAACCATTCTTAAATGTTTTGTTTTCTCCTGGGTTATAACCAATACCAGCTCTTACTACACCGGCATCATATTTAGGAAATGTACCCTGCGCTCCGGATGCTTTAGTCCAACCAGATAATACATCTGTATTACTAGCAACAAATCCTTTAGCCTTAAATGATACGCCACGCATTAAAGGATCAATAGCAGTCCTAATGCGTTGGCGCATATCTTCATCAATAAATTCTAAACCTTTAAGGACATCTTTAACGCCTACGACTTCTACTGGCATTTTTGACCTCCTTAGCTCTGTCAGTTAGGACTTGTATAATGGCTTTATACATATCTGAATCCATATTAATAAATTCTTGTGGCGCAATTCCAGTTTCTACACTAAGGCTTGCAATAGTGTAAGTTGTTGAATCACGCTGTATTATTTTTTTTCTTCGTCTAATACCTCTACAGTTTCAAGAGTGTCAATAAACTCTGTACCCCATATAGGTATTTGTGCACCAGCCCTACGTAAACATTCATAAGCCAACCAGAATATTTCTGTCTGACGTTCATGCTCACGCAGGACTTTGCTAATTCCAGAGCCATATTTCAATTCAAAACTATATTCGACTCCTGGTGTAATTTTGTGCTCCGAAACTTCACCATTAGCCCTAGTAATCTTTAGTTTTGCCATTATTACTCCTTAGTTAAAATGCCACCGTTGTTGACACTGTTATTGCGGAGTTTACTGTAAAGGATAGACTGCTTGAAGCTACTTCTGCCACGCCGCCTGTACCGATTGGGGTTAGGTTATTTACAAGGATTGAAAACTGGTATGAAGGGTTAGTAGCTGATACAGCTGTGCCTTTAACAGTAATTACTGATACTGAAATGGTTTGTCCAAAAGCTGCATTAAGTGTTGTATTAACTTGGCTTGCTGCCCAGTCATTGATACAGTCGATGGAAAATGTGCCGCTTTGCAATCCAGCCACAAAACGATGGCTGAGATCTCCCATGCTTGTCACTTCTAGCTCATCCACAATTTGATTAATTACAGCATTTGTAACTAATGAACTGATGTCGATAGAAGGTGTAGTAGGCGCAGCGGCAGTAGCCAATTTAACGCCTACATTGTTATTTAGATATATGGCCATTGTTATTCCTCATCTTTCTTAGTTTGTGCGATTGGTTTTGGTGCATCTTTAATTTGGCCTATCTTAATCAAGAAGGCTAAGTCTTCTGCTTGTGTGCTCATTTTAGCTCCAGCTCGTTAGAATTGATACGGTAATTTGTGCGCTTAATAAATCTCCACTTGCCATACTAGATATAGCTGGAGCAGAGACACTTGATATGTTTAGCACCAAAGATGATGCGTTTAATTTATTTACTACGGCTACTATGAAGTCTTCTAATCCTGCAAGGTTACCTTGGTTATCTAAAGCAGGTACACAGATTAATATATTAAAATTGGCTAATGGTAGAATGCTTGTCTGATCGTTATTTGATGGCACAAGATATGGATCACCAGGAGTAATAACTACGCTGTTAGGAATTAAGGTCGCTGGCGGAAATGAGAATATATTCCAGACTCCGGTATTTGTGAGATCAGTGGCTAGTGTTGATCTAAGTGTAGTAATTGCAGCTGTCATCAGCCGACCAGTGTGTTAGGACTAGAGTAAGGTGCGATGAGACCTCGTACTCTATTTATAAGCTGGTAGCCCATGGCGTAACGATTTGGGCTCATGCCATCCATACCGTTGCCCCCGTTCTGAGACACTTGACGTGCTTGGAAAATGTCCACTGCAATAATCATGGCGGCCTGATTTATGGCTGGAGTAGCAGAATAATTTATTGTTTTGTAACCAGGTCCAGTAGCTGTGCCGTATGGCAAGATGCGATGAAATGCTTCATCACTGGCTGTTTTTGCATATTGAATAATTGAATATCCATTAGGGTAACTGCTAAATGCTTGTGCAGTCCAAAATGCTGTGGCAATAGATGCGGGCACTGTTGTACCAGGGTATGAGCCTGTAATTGTATATGTGCCATTAAATGTGGCAGATGATGCTGCGATGGTTACGCTTTGACCAGTCACAAATATACCTGGATTAGCTAATACTATTGTCGCAACGTTGTTACTTAAACTTACACCGACTACTGGCGCAGTGTTAAACCAAAGATAATTATTTAGTAAATCTTCTGATGTTTGACAGATGCTTTCTAAATCGGCATCGGAGTAGAGTGAGCCAATTCCAAGATTTTGTCTTAGTTGACTCACAGTCACATACTGGGCTGCCATCTCTACTCCTTTGCTAATAGCTCCTTGGGGCTAGGGCTACTAAACCCCAAGGATTCTTAATGTATTGCTTTTATTACGCTGTCATGTTGTAGCGTTGTAGGCCGCCAGACACAAGTGTCTTAGTTGCCAAATATCCGTACAGCATCAATTCAATTTCGCCTGATGTTGGTACGTTTGTTGAAAGTCGTAGTACAGGACTCTCATAAATTGCAATTGCTGATGGTACAACAATAAATGCTGAATCATCAATAGTTGTTGATACCATATTGGCATCCACAAATAAATCTAATCCAAGAATATTTCCACGGATAGATGTTGGTGCAGAAGAACCTGCAGCGTTGTAAGGATTTGTTGCAGTAAAAATTGGGCGATCAGTTGTATCTTTAGCGCCAATTAATAGTGACCATTGTGAAGTACCAGCAACATATCCTGTTGCTAGTTCACCTGTTGCAAGATATGCAGCTGGTCCTGCTTGTGCAATAAATGCTTGAATACCTAGATAGGTAGTAGCTTGTGATGTTGATAAAGTTCCGCCTGCAACAATTTCTGCAATTACGGCAGCATCAGTAGATTTATTGTACGCACGTGTCATATTATCAAGCATCGCTTGGAAAAATGCAGGATTATCGCTAGATCTTTCTAACAACTCTACGCTGTAGCGTTGTAGTCCAGCATACTTCTTTACAGTTGCATTTACGTATGCAGATACGATACCGGTCTCAGATGGAGCGGCACCTTCTGCAGTCTCGGCAACAGTACCTGATGTAGTAATTTTTGGATGTGAAATAGTCATTCCAGAATTAGGAATTACTTTAGCACCACCACATGCTTCGATAGTTGGGCGTGATCCAATAAGAGTATCTACGACAGTAGTTGCATAAGATACTGGTGAAAATGCTGGGTTGGTTGTAAATGAATCATCAGCAGCAGTTACTTTCTGTGCCTTTGCATCTTCGCCTCTTACCCATAGACCAGCTTCGTGATCTCCTAATTGTGCCTTTACTGCATATTGCAGGTACTTGGCTTGTGAATTGATTGGCGTACGTGGCTCAGCATAGATAGCAGCACTAATCGTTGGACGTGCAGCTTCTACTGGAGCAACCTCTGCCGGTGTAACAGTTGGCTCTGGAGTTGTATCCAAGATAGCCTCACTTTCCGTAGTAGTTGGTGTTGCATCTGCTTCGCTTTCGCTTGCAGCAACTTTAGTT